TGGCTACCTTGACCCACACGTTGTCAGTAAACGTAGTGGCATGATAGGGTGGCAGGTTGCCTGCATCCGCCAACTCGTCCATTTGAGTCTCGTTCAAGTCCTCAGTTCCAGAGTAAGCCTTGGTACCAGAGATCGTACTTGGGGCAGCGTCAGTGTCGCCGCTCTTACTGTATTCTTGGAGCATACTGTATTCACTCGCAGACGGCGTACTTCCCCAAGTGAAGTTTCGCTGCGTTGTACCGTCTTCGAGGACGATCGTGGTGTTCACGAATTCGCCTGCAGTATTAGTCGCTCCTGCAAGAGCCTCGCTATACTGAAGCGGAACGATTGCCGCAGCCGATCCGACACCGGACGTCACACGGAAATCCTCCCAACGTGCAATCGCATTTTGAGACATGTTTGCCCTTTCTGTTGCAGTTGACCGTAGGTACTGCGCACGTGCAAGTTGCCATGCTTTCTGGACGAACCAAGTATCCGCCAGAGCGTAGATATCATACTGAGCAGGCCCAACACCTGCATTTGCTCGATTGTCCATATCAATCTTGATCTGGTAAGTTTTACCTTGGCGGTACAAACGATGGTTGACTACGCTAAGTTGACGTGCAACATCGAGGTTATACCTACTGGCTGAAGCAGTTGTCGACAATTGGACCTGTCTCTGCACAGGATAGTAATCTGCTTTCATCGAACGATACGATGGATCCTTCGAAGTCTTTTTCTTTGCACGCACTGCCATGTGCTCTCCTGTTGCTGGTTAGTCCATCAACATATCGGTTCCGTATTTTGCCCAAGCACCAAAACTACGTGCCAGACGTGGAGTTGATCGTCTGAGCGTTTTCGTCCATTTGCCATTTAGAAAATTACTCACTTCGGATTTTAGTTCCGGATTCATTTTCTTCACGTCCAAGGCCTTAGTGACATATTGCACCTTTGCGCTATATCTCACGATGGCTGAGAGCTCATCTTGTGTTGCTACATCGAGTGTGTAGATACGACCCAAGCCCAGCGGTGAAAGCACCCGCTTGTTACTCTTGGTCGCAACTTCCAGCTTCTCCGGTTGAAGCTTCATTGTTAGATCATCATTCCATTCGCTCATCTTGGTGCTCGATGCCAAAGGCACCGACCAGTCGTCTTCGAATCCGAACATTACACTATGCAAGTGGCAATTCCATGTTCCCGATTTGTTGGTAAATTCGATATGGTGAGATCCACCAGATACTCCCCATTCTTTCATCATCGTGTTGAGCCCACGCATGCTGTGCCAGCCTGTGTGTCCCGGAAGCGTGACACGTTCGGTCAAGTAAGCTACTTGATCCGCCAGACTTCCCGCACGTATCTCCGACTCTTTTCCAGGAAGAGTAGTAGTTAGGATCGCAACCTTTGGTTCCCATCCTACGTCCTCCGCCCAATCAATGTCATACTGCAGCCTTTTAGCAACCTTTGCCTGCATTTTCTTGGCTCGTCTCTCTTCACACGCCGGGCATAGCCGCCAACGTGCGCATAGATTCCGGTCGAGTATATCGTAGCTAATCCGCTTACAGCCGGGTCTTAACTCCGCCATCTCGATCATCTCAGTCGTCCCCCCGTCGAGGGTGGCAGGTAGAAGGATACCGGGGGAACAACTTGACCTGCACATTCCACCCCATAAATGGTGTGTTATTTTTTAGCAGGTAGTGTAGTATAACAAGTAACGGACTTGCTTCCAACTCCACCGGAACTGAAGGGGTCCCGCTTTTTGCTCCGGGCTCATCTATCCTCACGCACGTGCGAGCACGTACGTTGCGTCGATTCGGCTCCAACTTGTCCACGTACATCGAAGGATTCCTTCGATGCACTGGCCATCGTTTCCCGGACCGTGTGGTCCAAGTGATAAGGGTGGGATGTAAGGTCATTCAACCCACTCCCGACCACAGCGATAGCATCGCACAAGCCAAACCTTCTGGTCGATGATATACCATCGATCCCGCTTCTTTGGTGTATAGCCACACTCGGGACAATCGTCCCGATCATCCTCTGCTTCAGGAGCAGATTCCCGCTCCATACTCAACCACCGGTTCGAGGAGGCCGAGCATGTGGCCAATGGCTATCATAAGAAGATAGCTAACGTTGTTCTCACGAAGATGTTTCAACACCAATCCCCAGCGCAAAGCGGCTGTGGTTGCAGCTACAGTTTGAGCCTCTGCAGCACTCAAGATTAAGCCCCCATGTTCATGGCGGCAGTGCCTTTATAATCGCCTGCTTTCACTGTCATCGACAGTTCACCGGCAAGTTGGTGAGCAATTGAAGGCACAACGACAACAAGTCCACATGGGGCATTGAAGAATCCCGTGGACATTCGTGAGTGACCTCCGGATGCTCCTGGCGAAACACCGGTCTCACTGTTGTCCAAGGTGGCTACCTTGACCCACACGTTGTCAGTAAACGTAGTGGCATGATAGGGTGGCAGGTTGCCTGCATCCGCCAACTCGTCCATTTGAGTCTCGTTCAAGTCCTCAGTTCCAGAGTAAGCCTTGG